GATGCCAACCGAGTTCCTAGAGCCAGGGTAGTCACAGGTCATCAGGACTGGATCACACCATTCGTGGCCCACACCACACCGCTGGAAAGCTGGAAGCTGTTGATCGGGGCTTGAATCGTCACACCTGCCGGGATCGTCACGCTCGAAAAGGTTCCCACGATGTTCGCCCCGCTGATGCTGGAGATCACGGTCGGAGCGAGGAACGTCAGCGCAACGAACGGACCGGTGTAACTGGCCGTGTCCTGCACGAGTCGGCCACCGGCAACTCCCATCGAATACTGAATGGCTTGGTTTGATACGTCGCTCATATGTCCCAAATCTTGCGAATCTGATTCTTGGTGAAAGTGCTCTCGAAGCGCGAGCCCTGCCGATCCTCCAACCGGCTGAACCCTTTCTTCACATGATCCTTGAGTTCGGCCTCGCGGGCAAAACCGGTGACCCCGAAGCGGGCCACCGGCTGCCTCGTCCAGCGTTCCCCTTTGATCACAATGGAATCGGTTCCCATCGGAGCGATATGCTCGATGCACCGGCCTTTGTTCTCGAAGGTGTAGATCGGCATCTTAGCCCTCCATCTCGCTGTCGTATTCCTCGGCCATCTTCTGCATGCCTTCTTTGTCCATGGGGCCGGCCATCTCTTTCTTGTCCTCCTTGGACTCGTACTCGGCGGGCATGCCGTTGACGCTACGGATCTCGATGTAGGCTTCTCCGTTGTCGAGCTTCTTCAACACACCGCGAACATCATCCAGAACAACCTCATCACCGACCTCGGGCATGGCCTGTTCGCCATCCTCCATGTCGGTGGAGAGAGCCTCGATAGGAATCGAAATCATGGGCGCATTGTTGTCGGCATCTTCGCATCCGCAAGCGGAATGAGAAGGGGCACCACCGATTGCTCGATGATGCCCCTTTGGGCCGACGGCGATCACCATGATGGTGGCCGTCTTGGGTTTCATTACAGGGTGCTGGAGGTCTTGGTACGATGCACCAGGTACCAGACCGGAGTCAGGTTCGCCGGGGAAGTGCCGCTGGTGTTACCGCAAGCCAGACGCATGGCAGCGAAGTAGAGCTTCACGCCAACGGTGACGAGCTGGTTCAGCGGGTCGCTCTTGTCCGGGGTGTCGGTGATCACGATCTTCGGGGAGAGCGGATCATCACCGGTCAGAGCAGGGATACCAACGGCTTCCTGACCAAGGAAGAACGAGGCGATGATGTCCGAAGTGGCAGTCAAACCGCCACCACCGGTGGTATTGTAGACGAACTTGTTGTTCTCAACGGAAGTGCTTCCCTGACTGACAAACGAGTTGGTCTGAACAACCACGCGGCAGCCGTAGATGGAGCCAACCTCTCCCTTGTAGAACGGCTGGCCCTTGTTGCCGTAGTTGGAGGCGTTCAACCAGTCGCTGTCACGCATCAGGTCGCGGGCAACGCGGGGATCGGTAGCGAGGACGTAGCCGCCATTGATCAGCGGAGCGCGGTTGCGCTTCAGCCGGGTCATGGAGTCGAGGACAGCCGAGGCGGTCATCGTGGTGTTGGCGGCGGTCAGATCGGTGCTAAGACCAGTGAAGGTCTGATTCGCGGCGACGAGCGTGGCGGGGTTGCCGTACACGCAAGGGCCAGGGTTGGCGTTCGAGGTGTTGTTACCGCAAGCGTCCGAGTTGTCGAACGTACCAGCACCCTCGGCAGCGGAACCGATGGACGAACCGCTGGCCGTGAGGTTGGAACCGATCAGGGTGTTGCGGATCACGGAATCAACCCAGAGGGCCATGTCCAGACCGCTGGTCTTGGTGGCCTGCTGCAAGCTGTTGAACAGGTCGGTGGCGCGGAGGATGTCCGTGAGGCCGATGACCTGACCGTACTGCGAGAGCGACTTGCTAAGTTTGGTCAAAGCAAGCGAACGATAGTTCGCAGAGCTGATAGCCGTACCCTCGCCCAAAGTGGTAAGGTTCTGGACACTCGAGACGCTCGGAGGACCGAAGCGAAACATCGAGATGGCCTGATTGCCATTGTTCTTGGGGATCGGGGCCTTCATGGCGAACTGATCAAGAATCGTCTCCTGCTGGACGATCGAGAGCAGCTCCTTGCTGAAGTAGTTCTGGAACTGGTTAGTAAGCGTAGTTGAGGTCGTGACTGGCATATTTCAGTTGTGGTTGTGCCTTAGGCTGCTTCCCGGTCGAACTCTCGTGACGCTCGCATGAGCGCCTCCCTCTGCTCCTTGAGGGACAGCTTGGAGAAATCCTTCTCCTCGGCCTTGAGTTGTCCTGCCGGAATGCTCTTCCCAATGGCGGTCTTCTGCTGGAGCTTTTCCAACTGTTCCTTGAGAGCCTTGTTCTCGCTCTCAAGCGACTGAGCTTTGCCAGCGGTATCTTGCAGCTTCATCAGTTCAACCGCATGGACAAGTCCATCCGGCATCCCCGTGAGGAACGGCACACGCTGCAAGATCTCAACAGTCCGCTTGTACTCGGCACTCGACTGATCCTTCAACCACGGCTCCTTGTCGGCCAATCGATTGTAGTTGTCAGCCCACTGCTTTGCCATGCGCTCCTGCTGGACCTTCTGCGCCTGCTGGGACGCGGACTTGCGAACCCCTTCGGCCTTGGCTCGCGCTGCCTTGGCCAACTGGGTGTCGCCATCAGCATCGAACTCCTTGGCCGCAGCCTCGTAGTCCTCCGCCGTGTAGCCCTTGTCATCCCGATAGGAATTTGCTTCCACACTCTGGGATTGCTCCCGTTGCTTCTGCCATTCCTCCCGCTCCCGTTTCACCGCCTCGCGCTCAGCCTTGATGGCCTCCTTCTCGGCGTTGATCTGCTCCCAAGTCTTGGCCTTTCGCTGTTGCTCCTGGGCAAACTTGGAATCCCGCTTCTGCTCAGCGGGCGGCTTCTGCTCCTGCTTACTCTCGCTCTTGGCCGTGTTCTCAACCTCTTTCCCGGCGGACTCCACTTCTGTGGTTTCCTTCTCGGCTGGAGCAACCTCTTGTTTGGTTTCCGGCTGCTCCTTTGCCCGATTGTCGATATCGACACCGGAGTCGAAGTCGTTGGCCAGCGCGAGCATCGCATTGGCATCCATCGCCCCACTCTGATTCTCTTCTGACATATTGTGCTTTTACTCGTTTGCCGGTCCGCACAGACACAGCAACCGCAACTTGATCCTATTGGTTCGTGGCAGAATCAGGATCATCATCCTGCCCCGTAATTGATTCCTGATCGGCCATCACTTCGATGACCTTCACAAGACTGGCCTGACCCATTGCAAACCCCGCCGAGTATTGCAAATGGTTTCGGTCCGTAATCGCAGAAGCGTTCTGCATCAGGACCGTGTTCAGTAGAGCGTCCTTGAACCGTTTGCCGGTATCGCTCTTGAAGAAATTGTTGAGCGCGATCGCGTCATCCTTGCGCCATGGCAACGGATCAACCCAACGCTGGTGACGCGCAAAAGTCCATGCCGCACGGAGTCGGCCAAAGAATGTGATCATCAGCCCTTCTTCCTGCCGGCAGCCGCACGGCGCATGAACTCCGCAGCCCCGAGCTTCTTGCGCCCGATCCATGCCGCCAGAGCCTTCGGATCATCCGCGCCCTCCTTCTTGAGCTGCGTGGCCAACTTGCTGAACTTCGTAGGTTTCTTCTTCATGTGGTTACCATGCCTTGCACGACCAGTGCCTGGGCGTTGTCTTGTCCGTCGCCGTGTCGCAGTTGTGCCGCGCACGAAAGTTCTTCCGCCGACCCGGATCATCCTTCTTGATCTCCATCTTCGGATCACCGAACCGGACCTTGATCACAGTCCCCTTCGGATTGCGGACATACACAGCCTTCTTCTTCGCCTCGCCGGGCGTGTAGAACGGCTTGTTCAACGTCACCTTCTTTCCATGATACTCAGCCATATCTCATTCTCCAAATAGCGGAGATTCCTGTATCTCCTTCAACGTCCCATTGCTCCTGGCCTTCTGGAATCGAACCTTTGGCGGAACCCCCTCCTCAAGCTGCTGCATCACAGAAACCGAGGTGGTCACCACAGGCTCAGGCATCTTGAGATGAATGACAGGCGGCGGTGGCGGAGGCGGGGTTGGATTCATAGGCTGGAACTCGCCGCACCAATCCATCGCATGGACAGTGGGCCAACAAGTGGGTCTGCTGCTCGGTGGAAACCTCCGACAGGTTCCATCCACAGCACGGTATCGACAATCGTTACAGGTCATTGGGGAGCAATAGCAGGAGCGGGCATCGGGGCCTGCTGGGCCTCGAGCATCCCCGTACTCTCAAAAAACTTCTGGATCTCCTTCCGCAGCTTCCGCGCCTCATTCGTCGCCACCTGCTCGTAAGCCTGGAGCAGACTGTCCAGCCGACTCATGAACGCATTCTTCGCCACAGGACTCAACACCTGCCCCTGCTGCATCGCCCCATTCAGATACTGCATCAACACCCCAATCCTCCCCGCATAGTTCTGACCAGGCTTCGCAGGCACAGGCACACCCACGAGCAGCGTCGGGATCGTCTTCGCCTCATCCTCCAACTCATCCACCTGCTTCTGCCCAGGATCCCGCAGCAACCGCTTCACCAGACTCGGATCATCCAACTCCATGATGCTCTTGTCCAACTCCACCTGATCCACCCAAGGCGAGTTCATGAACAACTGCTTCCGGTTGATGGCCTGCTGCACCATCACCTGACGACTCACCATGTCCATCCCACCCTTCGGCTCCAACTCATACTGGTCATGCAACGCAACCGGATCCGCCTCCAACGAATCCTCCGCAAACCGATACCTCAGACTCTTGCTGTCGTACTGCACATACAACGCCCACGCCTGACGATACAACTTGCCCAACGCCATGCGGAACAGTCGCGCCCGCAAATCCCCACTCTGCATCGCCTGCGCGTTGATGCTCTGGATCTCCGTCGCCGTCCGCCGGTCGCTGCCACCACTCATCACACTGCCCATCGTGTAGTCCGGGCTGCCAATCCGGTTCTCAGCCACCGCCCGAGTCTGATTCAACTCCTGATCAAAACTCACCGGAGGCTGCGGCATCTGCACCGGAGCCACCCCATACGGCAAGATCTGACCCGGCTGAAACCGCAGATTGATGCTGTTCGGCAACTCCCGCTCCGCCCGGAACAACGGACGGTTGTACAACGTCATCGCATCATGCTTGTGGTTCCACATCGAGGTCATGCTCAACTCAAACGGAGCCAATATCTCACACACACCCCGCGGACTGAACCACCCCTTGTCCTTGATCTCATACGGGAAATCCACGAACGGACACTGCCCATGGTCATACGGCAACTCCATGGGATCTCGGAGATCGAGATCCACAGCAGCAGGACTGTACAGGTACACCTCCCACTTCCCAGCATCCGTCTTCCGATACACCTCCCACACAATCACCC